GATCCATTACCTGCAAATTCTGATACAGTAAAGTACCCTTCATCATTATACTCAAAGCAAATACTCTCACCCTGTGGCTCTTGCGATGCAGGAGATCCTCTACCAACATAATTTGTCTCAACAACTGGGGCTGATTGGGTCATTACCTGGGACCATGTTACGTTACGTGATTGTCTGTAAAATTGATAGACCTTATTGTATGTCTTAATGAATACGTTATCATTACCGTTACTAATAGCTGCAGCAACTGCGTTAGCAGGTGATATAACACCACCTACTTCTGATAAAACATCTTCATGCATCTCACCATGATATGATAATGTCTGTGTACCTGTATACGAATCTTCAATAGGTAGTGAGAAGATAAAGTTTCTTGTCTCACGCTTTGACATGATGTAGATCTTACCATCAATTGGATCTGCGAAAGAAGCCTCAGCATCTCCTAGGATTCCGCCACCACTCAACCAAAGTGGTGCAGCTGGATATACGAACGGAATCTTCTCATATGCAGAGGCTGCAATTGTTAGATTAACTCCATCAACAGTTGGCTCTTTAAATCTGTATATATACTTTGTTGTTTTACTAGCACTGTTATCACCAAACTCCATTAATAGGATCCAATGATTACCTGACAAGTCTGTATAGCCTGATACTTCCTCAGCATCTGTCCATGTATCACTTTCAAGGGATATAGTACTATTCTTACTAAAGTCTCTATCCACAATAAACATTGTTGTACCAACAGAATCATCAACCCCAACAAAATATTGTTCATTACCTGCTTGTGTCATTGCATACAGTCCAGATATCTCATCCATTGTACCATCACTATGTGTAGCTACAGCAGATGCAGTATTGAAAGTAGCAAGTCCCATGTTGAAATCACTTGCTACACCGAATCCACCAGTTTGAAGATACCTCTGTCTAAGCCAGATACCACGATCATAGTTTTTTAAAGTTGTTGTAAAGTTTGGTAGAAATCTTGACATAATATTAAGGTGCTGCTGACGCTGGTTCTTCCCACGCAATGTTTAGTTTCGGTCTGTCTCCTACTGTGGCGTTATCATCTGATGCTACCTGCTGACCATTCAATGGATCTGTACCAGCAGCATATCCCCACAATCCTAGGTTTGATTCAGGATGTCTAATCCACCTCTCAACTGTAGCTGCATCAAGTATAATATTAATTGGTCCTAAGTAACCATCATCACCAGGCCATATACCAACTGCAGAGAGTGTCATATCCGTACCAGAAACTGGTGTGGAGTTTGTCCAGGTTATTGTTGTAAAGTCGTAATCAGTAAGGAGCTCATTTAAAACCATTCCTTCTCCTTGAGATGTAACTTCAAAGTCAATAGATGCAGATGTTACTCTCAGTGTTGTATTGTCATTAAAATGCCCTGATAATCCAGCTCCATTAACACCACTCCATCTCCATAAACCATATCTTTCATCAGATACGTTAGCATCAACGGTAACTGTTGTTGCTGTTTCGAAATTAGATCCTTCATTAGCACCTTCCTGAATATAAGTATCAAGATAGTCTGTATAACTATTTTCACCAGGTCGGAATTCAGACCAACCACTCACAGGAGTGTTATCCACAATGATTACAGGAGGAAACTTCACTTCACGTCTACCTCCGAGACGTAAGAGTGGTGTGTTAGGTGGAAAGAATTTTGCTCCCATAATTTATTCTGTGTAAGCGATTTGAAGTTTAGGTCTGTCTGTTGATGTTGTAGCTTCTGCAGAAGAGTGCTGCTGACCATCTGTTGGGTGAGTTCCTATCATCCACATACCAAGGTTAGATGCAGGTGTATTAATCCAATCTTGAACTGTTTGTGAATCAAGCACAATTTCAATCTTGCCTGTAAAGTTATTATCACCAGGCCACGAACCAAGTGATGAGAGCATATATCCTGTTCCACCATCGAATGTTCCTGCACCATTACCACTTGTCCAAGTGGTAGATTCTGTCCAGCTTAACAACATTGTATGAAGCGCCATACCTTGACCTTCTGCTGTAATATCAATCTCAATACTAGCTGAAGTAACTGTAACAGCTGTGTTGTCTGTAAATGCATCTTCAATACTACCAAACTTAGTCAAGCCGAATCGTTCGTTACTAGCATTCTTATCTGTAATAACTGTTGCATCACTACCACGGTTGGTTGATTCGTTAGCTCCTGATTGAACATATGTATCAGAAGTACCTGCATAACTTGCTACGCCTTCCTGGAAGGATACCCAATCTGCAACAGGCTCACCACCTTCTGTTGTATCACTTAGCTCAGTAACTATTGTTGTTAGAACAGTATCATTTGCTACATTCTTAAACTCAACTGTTATGTTTGCTGTATCATCTTCTACTGCATTTGAGAAACCTGATAATTCAAATGTACCTAAACCACTTGTAACAGAGAATGTTCCAGATTCTGGAGACATCCTTGATGCTGGTGTTGTATTAAAGTTGTAGGTACCATCCGAATCATCTGTAAAGAAGTTATATGTACCAGTTTGACCCTCATTAAATTTTGCAGGACCAGATGCAGAGTATGTAGGGAAGAAAGTATAGAACTTAACATCACGCCGACCACCTAAAGTAGATGAGTAAGTTATCGCAGGTGGTATTAGGTGATAGTCCCTTGAGCGCATTAACCATATTTAATGGTAAAGCTTGTTTTTTCAATACCTTTATTCGTCTGCTGGTGCATCAGTTGCTGGTGCATCAACATCGACATCAACATCAACTTCAGCAGCTTCACCCCCACCGGCAGGACCTCCACCGAATTCTGGGATACCACCATCACCACCACCAGCTACTCCAGCTCCTTCACCACCGATTTCAGCTTCACCTCCTGCTGCAGCTTGAGCAGCCATTTGCTCTTTCCAAAGTGGACCAGCAGCTTGAATCTGTGCTAGCTCCCATTGAATCTCAGCATCCTTACGAAGGAACTCTCTGTTAGCAAGAATATCTCTATCCTTCCAACCAAGGTACTTCTTCTGTGCATAAGTTACTGAGATAAATTCATTACCAGCAAGAGTATTGAAGTTTGCAGCCTTAAGCTCAAGCTTCTGAGACTCACGCATTTCAAAGTAATTTGTTGGTGGGTTAAAGATAACATCAACATTGGTCTCAGCCAAGTCCATCTCTTTCCACGTACCAGTGAGCTTAAGATGTGTAATAAATCCTCTCTTAACAGCTGTCGCGAAACGTTGTTGTTGACGAATAATAAATTTAGCAAACTTAAGCTCTTCACGAAGAATAGAAGCTGGATCAACTGTACGATCTTCTGGATCAATACGTGTAGCAGGTACTTTAAGAGCTCTGTAAAGCTTCTTGATGAAGTACATTAGGTCGGTAAGCTCACCGAGGTTAGCACCTCCTGGTAACTGTTGAACTGATGTACCTTCAGAGCCTTGACGCTTAGCAAACCAGAAGGCATCAAGCATTGACTGTGGGTTAAACTTATTAGCAACGTTATGCTGATCATTGTCAAATGTCTTCTTTGACCAATAGTTCTGAATAAGCTTACGAAGATAGGCTTCTGCTTTTGGTGGAGCCATATTACCAACATCAACGTTAAATACGAGACGTTCTGGAGCTCTTACCAATCGATAGATAACAATAGCATCTTCAATAAGAGAAAGCTGACGATAAGGACGACGAGCATTCTCGAGGAAAGGGATTACAAAGTCTTTTGTATCATTATATACACCAGAGTTAGCATAGATTATCTGATTTTGCTCCATTGGAATCAATTCAGTCTTCTCAACTTTTGCTGGATCACTTACAGAGAAAATAGGCTTCTTATAAATATACCCCTTAACAAGCATGTTCTGGACATTATTGTAAACTGGGTCTACAATCTCAGCAGGTATGTTAATCAATCCAAGTACACCTTCTTTAGTATACTCTTCATGTAGAATCAATTCAAAAAATACTTCACCTTCAACAAGTAACTGACGGAAGTACTGCCAGCCTTTTGATTTAAGATCGAAGTAGTCAATATACTTCTCAAACTCCGCATCAAGTTCTTTCTTTTCATCAACTGTTAAGTCAATGTTATCATAGGCTACTTTTGCAACACGACCATTCTCATCTGTGTTAACACATTCATCACAAATCTCATCAAGTGCATCAGCTACTTCAGAATAAGCAGCCATGATACGATAATCACGCATACGACCTCCCTTATCTTGATCGAGGGATGCATACATTACATCTTGGAAAGAACCATCCTTACCAAAATCACCAATAGGGATATTGTTATAAGGGTTTGAAGAAGTAACAGATGTCTGAGCTAACGCTTCAGCGCGTTGAGTACCATTTTTTGCAAAGTATTTATACTTTGGATTAAGTTCATCTTCTTGTTGACTTGCATACGGCAATCTATTAGAGATATAACTTACTAGATTTCTTCCGAAAGTAGCAGCTCTGCCGTCGTTTGTTGGTGAAGTGTCAGCCATCTTTAGTTATTTATTCTGCGGTGAAGTAGAAGCCATCAATTTCTGCTGAAGTCTTCCAACCCGCTGGGTTTTTAATTATAATATCAAATCTTCCAGAATCAAGCATCATTGGAAGAGTTATGTTAATGACTTCATCACTTAGAACAGTCCAATTTTCTACTGGTAGAATGTATCCTTCTACATTACCTGTATATGGTGTGCTAAGTGCTGTGAAGCCTGTTGTTATTGAGCTATTTGAACTGAGCATTACAAACTCAGTTTGATTATAGTTAGCTCCTAGTAAAGTGTAACTTACTTTATTATTATCATACGCATCACTTGTAATTGTGATAGGTTGATCTGCTGGTAATAGTGAAGCAGAAGTATTAAAGTAGACGTTTGTAATCTCAGGAATTCCTGAAAGTGAAATGGTTTCGATAACATATCCTTGATCTGCTGTTAGGCTATCAAAGAAGGATTCATAATCGAGTGATGATACAGCTTGGTTAAAGCTATAGCTTGGTGATGTATTGATAAAGTTCGTATCAATAAAGTAGATTGGCTTTCCAGTCTCGTTCTGATTTCTAAACAACCAACCTTTAATTGTAAATGATGTATCAGCTACAATTCTAAACTTATCACTATACGTTGTTTCAGTTGGTGTATTAAGATTAATGTTTTGATCCCAAAGAACTTCTGATCTAATCTCAATAACATCATCACGATTATCTGATACAGGCTCTTTCCAAGCAAGAATAATATATGGATCAGAGTATGGTATGAAGTTTGAAAGGATTTGCTCCATGTCTTGCATATACCTACAAAGTATAGACATGTTAACTGTAAGATTAACTGGAGTTGGTGTCCTTATAGATGAAGATGAATCAGCATTTGCATAATTTTCAAAGTTACCAAGCTTATTAAACACTCTATCTGTATCATATGATACACCTGCAAGATCAATAGCTACAACAGGTAATTGGAGATTCTGTGCTTTATTAACCACATCATGCATAATCCTCTGTTTAGGTGCAAAAACGTATCTAACAGCGACCTCCTGTTCTGCTTCACTTGATCTATTATAACGTTTGATGACAGTATCATCAAATGCTGCAACAAACTGTGTAAGCAGATCCTTAATCTCGAAGTTGTAAGTGTAATTCTTCAAAGCTACATATATTTAAGTCTAAATGAATCGTTCCAAGAAGTATTTCGGTAACTTATGTTTAGATCTCAGTATAGCTTCTACAATAGCACCATCAAGTATATAGGTAATACATGTATCTTTACTTGATCTAACACCACGCCCACAAGATTGAATCAAAGAGCATAACATTTTATTCTGATACCAGTCAAAATCATTCTTCATCATCTTCTCAATCCTAACATCCTTCATAGGTAAGAATGGTGCCTTGATAAGTATCTGAAACTTTGCAAGATCACCTTTCAAGTCAACACCATATGACATCGATGGTGAAACTAATACAGTTGGATCCGAACTCCTCACATGCTGATCAAGAATATCTTCATTCTTAATACCTGGCTCTCTATACAAAAACCTGTCACCATAAAGCATATTTGAAAGCTTTGCAGTAATACTATTATTCTGCGAGTGGATAATACCCTTATCACCTTTATGATGCTCACAGATCTCAGCTACTTGCTTAATAACTCTTGGTAAGTACTTATCCATTGTATGGTAGTTTAACTTATACTTTGGATTACATACGATCGGGGCTTTTTTAGGATCGAAAGATGACTCAGCTTCAACATACTTATAATCAGTAATACCAAGTGACTTACAGAAATTGGTTGGATCAATAATAGTAGCTGACATTAAGATAACTTTATCAGCATACTCAAACAATCTATGAGATAATTTATCTACCTTGAGTGGCATAAATGTTATACCCATTTGATCTCTTTCGAAGACATACTCTGACTCATCCCATGAACCAATAACTAATTCAATCTTACTCTGCAAGTTCATCAATCTTTGCATATTAGTTGTAAGATCAAGCAGAGCTTTCTTATTATTAGTCTTCTTTGTAGCAAGTATGTCCTTAATATCATCAATCTTGTCAGTCAGATCAACCTGAAGCTCTGACAACCACTTAATTGCAGTCATACTCTTGGTAAGTATTCTCACTGTAATATCCATCCTTGCAAGAAACTTATAATCAACCTTGCAAGTAAACTCTTTGACAAGCTGATCTTCAAGTTCAGAAGCCTCATCACATATTAGAAACTGCCTCTTCTTAAGATGACTTGGTAAGGCAAAGAACATGTTATAGTTAAGGGTGTTAAACTGTGATGTGAGGGCTTTATTTCGAGCCTCATAGTATGGGCACTTATTTTTTGCCCAACAGTCAGCCTTAAGGCTAGCAGCATGTAAGCATGGAGCTACATCAACTGGAAATCGTTCATCAACTGCACATTGGTAATTTGATTTACCTTTGACAACAGCTGTATCATCAAACAACTCTTTATATTGATCTTGTAGTGCTTTAGTTATGGTTAAAGCTGTACACCCAAACGGAGCTGTGTCATCACACTCCTCTTGGTATTTATAACCTCCTTGATTCCTCTTATATGCGGCGTATGAAGTAACAAGCTCTCTGAACTCGTCAGGGCTATCATCAGCTACATTACCAAGGGTTTTAGATACGAAGCTCTTACCGCTACCGGTTGGAGCATTACAGATAACAAATTTACTACCTGTATCAAATGCTTCATCAATACTTTTAAGAAGCTTTACTTGTGAAGGGTTAGGAGTATAGCCTTCTGGAAAGTGTTGTAGTAGTTTACTTATCACTAATGTGATTATATACTACCGATCCTATAAATCAACGTCGGCTAAAGGCATAATGTACACGTTCTCATTATACAGTTTAGATTTTTTAGTTGAATCTAAAAACTTAACCTGAAGCTCAAGATCATCGAAGTTTAGAAACTCATTAATCTTATAACATAGTGTTGTTCTATTACCATCTGTTTTAATGTCAAATGGATATGGAATCTCATAAATGCGAGTTCTAACTTCATCTTCAAGAGTTAGCCTTGCATAGTGCTGCTTAATTTGAAAGATTCGTAACTTACCTTTACGTATAATTTTTTTGTCTGTACAAATCGCAACTGTTTGTAGTAAGTACGGTTTGATATAATCTGAAAATCTTTCAAGTGATACATTCATGAGTTCATAAAGCTAGCTTTTTGTTCTGGTGACATTGGGTATATGTTTTCATTAAAGTATTCCCAAAAGTCGTTTGCAGGGATGTCTTGTATGAGATCGCATGACGTCATGCTTATTGCTCTGTAATCCTGCATTAATATATCCCACACCACAATCAGATTATCTCTCGCCTCATTAACCTGTATAGGTCCTGAAGGAGGTCTGTAGTTAAGTGTAGTTCTACCATTTATAGAGTTTAATATCTCATAGGATTTAGTACATAACATACGCCTTGTAGGACCATCACCAGCTCTTGGGCGACGTCTTACAAAGCGTACTTCACATACATTACGTAATAAAAGTGAATCAAGAGTTGGTCTCTGTACTATCATTCTTCAGCTTACAAATACCAAACAGACGATCTTCATTTAAGAAGATGCCCTTCTTAATTGTAGTACCTTGAACATCAATATTTGCTACTGTAACTCCTAAATTGTTTGGAAAGATAACAACGTCACCTTTCTTTGCATATTCTGCTTTAGGTCCTGCAAGTACTACTTTTGCTTTACGCCAAGCTTTTGTAATTGCATTTGTTGGAACGTAAATTCCATTACGTTGAACTTCACCGTGTTCGTTTTCATCTACATATTCTACGAGGAGAATGTCGTCAAAAATCATTTGAAGCTCAAAATCATCTGTAAGTCCTACATCACCTTCACTATGAGTGGATAGGTCAATCAAATGCTTCTGAGTTGCAAGAGTATCAATACTTCTTTGTGCCATATCTATATTTACAATGTTAGTCTAATTAATCAAGCAGGTTATTATACATCTCAAGCTCTCTTACAGAAATATGTTTATTCTTCGCAATCATCTTGAGCTGATCAGTTTCATCCAGCTTATCTTTATCTTTTTTCTTCTTCTTAATGTAGCTAATACGTTTAAACTTAAGACGTGGTATTAGGTTATAATAAAGCCTAAAGGTCTTCTGCTTATCTGTATCAAAGATACCACAATATTTATTAAGAGTCTCATTAGTAAAGCTAACAGTATCCTTACTATACATCGTAAGCCATCTGTTAATCAAGAAAGGTACAAAGGCTTGCTCACCTTCTGAATCTAAATATTCAGCCTTCTTTCGCTTATCAGAGTAGAATAGTTTATTTTGCAGTTGGAAGAAGTTCATACAAAATCAGTAATATACTTTGCAACAGCTTGAGGACTATACTTATTTTTAAAATCTATATTTTGCTTATCTTGTACAAGCTGCAACATATCAAGATCTGCTAACAGATCCATTATAGCTTCACCACACTCATTATGCCAGTCTTCTACCTGACAAAGATATGAGTCTCTATAGATTTCAGTTTCTGGTAACGTTGGTGATACAACAACTGCTCCACTTCTCATTGCCTCGTAATGTCTAAATGTTTCTACACTCACATTACCTGCAGGACAAATAACAATCTTAGATCTATGCATCCTCCTTGAATACTCTTCACTATCCATACCCATATTAAATCCTTTTGTGATATTAATATCTAGATTTGGTCTATCTTTAGGTTTTAAATCTTCAAAGAACTGAAGTAATGGCTTCATATATTCAATCCTATTTTTTGAAGCCATATGACCAGAGAAAAATACATCCGTTGGTCGATTAATAATTGGAACATTCTCTAACGGAATATGCTTCTTATTATAACCTAATGGGAAGGAATGAACATTACCACCTTCTTGTTCTGGTAGAAGATAAGCCTTAAACACTACAGCGTTATCTTTCCAACTTTGAGGAATGTTATCAGTCATGAACTCATCAGCGAGTGCAATAATAACATTCTTCCTAACTGATTCGAGTACTACTTTGTCGCGATAGTCCCACTCTTGCGTTACACTTACAATATGCACTTTAACAGAGCCATCAAACTTAAGATGCTCTAATACACTT